TAAATGGATGGCTCAAATAACTAAAAATAGAAAAAGTTATAAACTTGGCTGTTTCGATAATATTGAAGATGCTGCGAATGCTTATAAAATTGCATCAAAAGAATTTTTTGGCGAATTTGCTAGGCCATAGGCTTCTAATCGCAGTATAGATAAAAGGACTATGTAATGGATAAGAATGTTCAGGCAGTTAGGCAAAAGCTGGCAGATCGAGCTGAATTTGGCATGATGAAATACGGCGTAAGCACAGAGCGAACAGACTTATCTGCAAAGCAATGGCTTATTCACGCGCAAGAGGAAGCAATGGATTTAGCTGTGTATCTACAGCGTCTTATAGACGACATTAATGACTAAGGATGAGAAGAAATATCTTGCAAAAGTGGCAGATTTGGGATGTATAATTTGTTACCGCCAAGATAATGCTGGAACTTTTGCCGAAATCCATCATGTTCGTGGTATAGGGCTAGGTATTGGCGTAAGAAGTGGTCATTATGACGCTATTCCGCTATGCCCTGAGCATCACAGGGGCAACACTGGCTATCACGGTATGGGTCGCAAAGCGTTTGAACGGAAGTACCAGATAACTGAGATTGACTTACTTATTCAAGTTAAAGGATTGCTAAATGAAAAAGCCGACGAAAGCAGCTAAAAAAGTAGCTAAAGTTATGGGTGAGTATGGCAAAGGAACGCTTCATTCTGGCAAAGGTGGCCCTGTTGTTAAGTCTCAGAAACAAGCTGTAGCTATTGCTATGTCTGAAGCTGGCATGAAAATGAAGAAAAAGAAATGAAAAACTGTCCTGAAGTCTGTTCAAATGTTCCACTAAACCTAAAAAATAGGGATTGGGCATTTAAAAATGTAGGTTATGGCCCTGCTAATCCAGATGAGCCAGATGATTTTTGGAAGAAACGAGCTACTGAGTGGAATACGTCAGAGGAAAATGCTCAGACAATGCACTGTGGTAATTGCGCTGCATTTATCCAGACTCCGGAGATGATGGATTGCATTGTCAAAGGCATCCAAGGCGAAGAATCAGACCAAGAAACTTATGCTAATGAAGTTGTTGGAACTGCTGAACTTGGATATTGCGAGCTTTTTGAGTTTAAGTGCGCGGCTGATCGTACTTGCAGTGCTTGGCTGGTTGGTGGGCCGATTACTAAAGCAATGACACCAAAGCAAAAAACGATGGTTCGGATGGCTAAGTACGATATAGAAACTAATGAAACTAACGATATGGAGTAATTATGAGTATTTTGACAAGAGATAATAATGGTAATTTGGCAGATGTTTGGACACCAGGCACTACGCAAGTGTTTACGGTAACAAACTCAAGTGTTGCTAGTACAGCGTTTGGTGCAAATACAACTCATGTTCGCGTGGCTTGTTCGCTAGGTCATGCACACGTTGCTTTTGGTACAGCTCCTACGGCCAGCATTACGACGACTCCAATGGTTCCTAATAACTCAGTAAGTTTTTTTGCCGTAAAACCAGGCGATAAGATGGCAGTTATTAAAGATGCTACCGTTGCTGCATCAACTGTTAGCGTAACAGAGTTAGTGTGAGTCATCAAAGCCAGTTAAATTTTGTTGCAGGTGTAAAGGCTAGATTTCCTGATTACTTTGTTAATAAAAAAGTATTAGAGATTGGCTCTCTTGACATTAATGGCTCGATACGTATCTTTTTTGATACATCTAGCTATATTGGTGTAGATGTTGGAGAGGGTAGGGGCGTTGACGTAGTAGCTAGGGGAGAGGACTTAGTATTTCCTACAAGTTACTTCGATGTGGTGGCAAGCTGCGAATGTTTTGAGCATAACGAACAATGGGTTAAAACCTTTGAGAATATGGTCAGAATGGCAAAGGGATTAGTATTCTTTAGTTGCGCTACTACAGGGAGACCGGAGCATGGCACTGGAAGGACTAGCAGGGCTGACAATCCTTTTCTTGGCGATTATTATCTTAACTTAACAGAGCAAGACTTTAGAGATAAATGCGATTTAAGCAAGTTTGAGCAATACGAGTTTTCCACTTGTGATTCACCTGCTGATCTTTACTTCTGGGGCTTATGCAAGCAATCGTGATATGTAGTACAGGGAATGTTGGATTAACGGTACTGGTAACTGCTTTAGAGGTCTATGCGCCTCATATACCAGTGTACATAAGCTGCAATACGCCTAAGTGTTTCGGTAAGCACATAAAAATGATTCCGAATATGGAGTCTAACTTTGGTGATGCCTACAATGTAGCTACAGACTATGCGTTTGCTCAAGGATACGATTCAGTGATCCTGGCTAATGATGATGTAGTGCCGACACCTAGTACAATTACCAAAATGGCAGTAGATTGGGATTTACTGAAGAACGCTGGCTATAAACTAGGTTTCTTGGGATGCAGGTCAGACTTTGTATTGCCAGAGCAAAACATACGATTCCCTATTATTGATGACGATATAGTAGGACTACGGTATCGCAGTGAGGGAATGATAAAGAAAGCCAATACTATTGCGCCAATATTCGCAGCGGTATCAAAGGAAGCCTGGCAAACAGCTAAGTTTCCTAGTGTCAATTGGTATTCTGATAATATTATATGTGATGACATGACTAAGGCTGGTTTTACGCATTGGGTAAGCAGAGGTTATGTGCATCACGCAGGAAGTCAGACAGTAGGCAATGACTTTGCTAAGTGTCATGAAGATAGTAGGGCATGGATACGGCAGAATAGGCCAGATGTATACGACACGTATTATTAAGCATGACACCTGAAAGGTAATGCAAAAATGGAAACAGAAATCACCAAAGTGCAGGAAGATGCACGAATAGCTAATCTTACTAACATGGGTAAGGGTAGGACTAAGGGAGTACCTAACAAGAGTACGCAGATAGTTAGGGAAGCCATTGCTAATCTATTAGAGCGCAATGCTCCGAACATGGATCGTTGGCTCAATGAAGTAGCGCAAGAAGATCCGTATAAGGCACTAGACTTGATGAACAAGCTCAGTGAGTACCATATACCTAAGTTAGCTAGGACAGAGGTAACAGGGGCAGACGGTGGAGCGCAGCAGCACGTGGTCACATGGCAGAAATAGTTATTCCGTATCAGCCTAGAGAGCCTCAGTTACAGATGCACGAGGCAATGGACGGCACTAGATTCGCTGTAGTTGTAGCCCATCGTCGTATGGGTAAGACTGTAGCGGCCATTAACCACTTGATTAAGTCTGCCGTAGAGTGCGACAAGGATGAGCCGAGGTTCGCTTATATTGCGCCTACTTACGGCCAGGCTAAGAGGGTGGCATGGGATTACTTAACCAAATTCACAAGGCCACTAAATGCAACTCACAACATTTCTGAGCTCAGGGCTGACTTCTGGGGACGCCGCATTAGTCTTTATGGTAGCGACAATCCTGATAGCTTGCGTGGTCAATACTTCGATGGAGTTATATTGGATGAGATCGGAGATCAAGACCCGAAGATTTGGAATGAAATTATCCGGCCAGCTCTGTCTGATCGCCTTGGTTGGTGCATGTTCGTTGGTACTCCTAAGGGGCGAAACCACTTTGCTGACCTAAGAGATAGGGCTGACAGTGCTGATGACTGGAAGCTGCTAGAGTTTAAGGCCAGCGAGACTAAGATTCTGCCTGAGTCTGAGCTTGAGTCTGCCCGTAAAGAGATGGGTGATGACAAGTATAACCAAGAGTTTGAGTGTTCATTTAACGCTGCGGTAGAGGGTAGCTACTATGGTCAGATCATCAATACTATCGAGGAAAAAGGCCATGTCACCCGTATTGAGCGCGACGATCTTTGCCGGTCTTTTGTTGCTTGGGACTTGGGCATGGGCGATTCTACTTGTCTATGGGTGGCTCAACTGGTTGGCAAAGAGGTGCGGCTTATTGACTGCGTCGAGAACCACGGACAAGGTCTGGACTGGTATGTACGCTGGCTGCAAGACAATGACTATGCGCGGTGGGAGCAGTTCTTACCGCATGACGTTGAAGTTAGGGAACTTGGAACGGGAAGGTCTCGCAAAGAAGTACTCATGGAAGCAGGATTAAAGATCACTGTTGCGCCTAGATTGTCTGTTGCTGACGGTATTCAGGCTGTTAGACGTTTGCTTCCAAGATGCTGGTTTGACCCAAAGACTAAGCCTGGTTTAGATGCTTTACGCAACTACAGGCGTGAGCATGACGAGAAACGCAATGTATTCTATGAGAAACCCTTGCATGATTGGGCATCACACTACTCAGATAGCTTCAGATACTTGGCGATTTCGCTTGACGAAGGTACTGATTCGTGGTCGTCAAAGTTGCCAAATAACGTGCAATGGGTTGTATAATTGGAAAAATTCTAGGGGTAGCTTATGCAGTCAGAAGAAATTAAAGCAATTGTTGAGGCAGAGATTGATAACTCCATTGGCTTTATTGACTCTGAGACTACAGACCAGCGTCAAAAGGCGCTTGAATACTACCTGCGTGATCCGTATGGCAACGAGCAAGAAGGCCGCAGCCAGATCGTTACAGGTGAGGTAGCCGAAGCTATTGACGGCGCATTGCCACAGTTAATCCGCGTATTCACCACGACAGAAGATATTGTCTTATTTGAGCCACAATCTGCTGGCGACGAAGAAGCTGCCAAACAAGCAACTCAGTACTGTAATTGGGTATTCTATCGGGACAATCCTGGCTTCCTAATCCTGCACAATTGGTTTAAAGACGCGCTGCTGCAAAAGACCGGCGTTGTTAAGGCTTATTGGGATGCTAAAGAAGATGTCACTAAGGAATCTTACAAGAACCTTACGGATGACGAGCTTGCTTTATTGCTATCAGACGAGTCGCTAGAGATCGTTAAGCAGAAGTCTGAGGTTGTTGATATGTCCGGTATGCCTGTCATGCTGCACAATGTGACGATCAAGAAGGTCAAGAACAAAGGTCAGGTCGTCATTGAGAACGTACCGCCTGAAGAATTCCTCATTAGCAAGAACGCCAAGACTATTGCAGATAGTCCATTCACAGCGCATCGTCGTTTAGTACCACGGTCTGAAATGATTGAGATGGGTTACGATAAAGACATCATCGATAACCTGCCTACTTACGATGATTTGGAGTTCTCTCCTGAGCGCATTGCTAGATTCGACCAGGGTGAACAACCGGATGATGAGAGCCTTGACCCATCAATGCAGCGTCTTGAGGTGTATGAGTGCTATATC